ATCACCAGAAAGATTTGCTTTCCAGTAAGGGACATTCACAAAGTCTCCACCTTCTGTCGCATTAAGCTCTGCCAAGGGCTGAACCACACCGCTTTGCAAAAATGCATCACGCTGAGTAGTTTGCTCAATAACGTAGGGGGTGAAAACCTCTGGAACGATTATGTCCGACCTTAGAGTCGCCATAAAATTTCCTAAATAAGATTTTTACAAGTGATGTGGGCATAACCCTAAAGGCTCCGCATAACTTCGCCTGTTAACGTTTATATTAACGCTTTGCAGCAGATTGTAACCGATCATATAAATCTTTATCAGTTCTATATAGCCTCATCTGTTCAGTAATATTAAAAGTTTCAGAGGCAAAAGGATTCTTTATACCTGAAGGAACATCCTTGCTGCCAGAAGATCGACCCGCAGGTGCTCCACCACCTTGAGGGGCTACTTGCTTCAACATGTAAGGAGCTTCTTTTTGTAATTTCTCTTTAGCCCATTGGTCAACAGGGATTCTCTCATACCCATCAACAACAACAGGCTTCCCATCTTCAACAGTGATTTTATCTTTAGGAATAAAATTATTTAATACTAAATTTGGGTCATGTACCACTTCCGCCAAGGACGAGATTGCAGGGGAGATAAGTTCAAGCTCTCTAATTCTTGTATTTTGTTCTTCAATTCTCTTTTTGTCGGCTGCTGATTTTTCTCTGTATTGCTCCTCAAGAGCTTGCTTTGCTTCTCCATACTTTCCCTCCTGTTCAAGTTTGGATTGCTCTGCATTTTGCTTAAACTCTTTTAGTTCTTTGTAATCATCAGGAACATCCATAAGTTCCTTTTTCTGCATTTTACCGATTAATTCATAATTCTTTTTCTGTAGCTTGGTTATCTCTTCTTTTAATGAATCAACTTCAGGTTTCTCCATAGGAGCGTCAGCAGGCATAGCCTCCTGAATTTTTTCGTCAGACATAAAGACCAATAAGGTTATTTACTCTTTTTAGCATCCGACTTCTTTTTTGTCGACTTAGGGGTAATGTCACAATTCTCAACAACCTTTTTACTTTTAGCTTCAGCTAATTTTTGAAAGAAAGTCTTAGACATGTAAACAAACAGAATTTAAAGCTAGTTTAGCAAGTTGCCTTTTTCTTGCCTTTCTTCTTTTTTCCTTTTTTCTTGTAAAGGGATTTAGGCATCTTTGGAAGCAGGGAGAGTAGGGTAGCGACCCTTTAATTGGTTTAATGTTAATTCAGAACCATCCTTCCTAACAATTTTTCTTAATGCAGAAGTAGCCCCCTCCTTATCTGCTAAGTCCCTAAAATATTGAGATTTCCATTTGCCAAACACTTCCGCCTGAACACTTGCTGGCTGCTGCCTTAACCATTCAGCATAATTCATATTTGCAGGAACTTTTCGCCCTGTTTGATTCTCTCCCCATGATGCAGGTCTTGTAGCTTTAGGGGGTGTACCTAAATCTAAGCCACTCCAATCAATAACAGGAACTGTAGTTGACCTGCAATTAAAATGTTGTGGAGGGGTCGGGCCTTTGTTATAAGTAAATTTCTGGCCATCTAACCTTGCACAAATAGCAGAAGTCCTACTATCCAAAGTTGCTACATATTCATATTTAGCTGTTATTTCTGAATTTGCCCTGTAAACACTTTGGCTCGCTGTGTTTGCAACTTGATTAACACTGGTTCTAACTATCGTCATAATTTGATGATTTGCCATTCTTGTTGCTGTACCTCCTCTCTTGGCAATTTGACTGACGCTACCTTTTGCCGCATTTTCAAAAAACAAAGCACCTGTAAATCTTCTGGCTATTTTTTGGCTTGATTCCCCTGCAAGCATCCCACTTCTTACAGTCTTTGCAAAGAAATCTACTTGATGTTGGTTTAAACCTCTAAAAGCTTTCTCAACTGTTTGCCCATTAGGAAGAGTTATAACAGAACCTTGTCGAGCAGAAAGTTTAAAAACAGGCTGCCTCATTCCTTCTTTAATTGCAGATTCAAATTCTTCGGGTAAAGCAAAAACATTAATTTCAGTAGGATCAGTCATAACAACTGACCTAGCAAAATCAGGTGTTATTTCAACACTTCTAACAACACCCCTTAAATCAGAAGGTAAAACCCTCCGTAATTGATCCTCAACAAATTCAAGCTGAAGAATAGAAAGCCCTTGTAATTCTCTTTCAAGAACTCTTGTACTATCAATAGACCAAGTTCCTAAACTGGATTTTAATTGTGCTAAAAGTGATCGCAATCGAGCAGCAGAATAAGGAGCATTTATTTCGTCTATCTCTCTAAGTTGACCAACAATACGAAGAATAACCTCATTATATGAAAGAACAATTTCCCTAGAAACGCTCGTACTAAAGCGGTTTAGGTCAATAGGCCGTCTGTAAAAAGCTTCTGGAGTTGACATTCATTATTCAGGTAAAACATTAATATCTTCTGGCTCGGCTGATTCTTCTGGCATTGTTGTCTGTTCTTTTATCTCAGGCTGTTCCATTTCTATTAAACCCCCCGCTTGTGTTGCTTCTATTTCTTCCTCAACCTCAAATTCATCACCCAATACTTCACCCTCATGTAATTGCCTTAATAAAGTTTCTTGTGTGATTGTCCCTGCTGTATAGAGTTGCAAGAGGCTATTAATCTCTTGAGGCTCTAATCTTTGTCCTAAGAAGTCACGATTAACAAAGGAACTTCCAGCTTCATTACTACCTAAATAACGAGCATGGTACAAAAGAGAATTATCAATCATATCTTGCATTTGCTGTGCTACGACCTGCATTGTTGAATCTCCTTGTGAGCGGTCTATTCGCTTGGCTTCTGCTGTCTCTGCGGATAATTTTTGTCCTAACACAGCCGCCAATCCTAGCTCATTAATCTGACCTTCAAGTTGTGACAGCCTCTTGAATTGAGCTTCATAACTTTTGCCGTCTGGTTCTATATATTCTGCTCTACCTTCAGCAGGGAAAGCAATAGCCTCACCCGGCCCAGCAGAAACCTCCTCAGCACTTTGAGGGAATCCATAAAAAGCCAGCATAGGAACAGCGCTTATATGTAGTTGATTATCTAAATCACTTTGGATTTGATATGCCTTCAAATTCAATTCCGCTATGTCTTCCATAGGCGGACGAGATTCCATTAAGTTGACTCTGTTTGAATAAGCAACAGAAAATGGTATATCTGACAAGCTCATAGAGCCTTCATCAAATAAAACATATTCCCCCTTGTCATTTTTCCTATGTAGTTCAAATGCACCCGGAGTCAACAACCTAACTTGCTCAACAATCTTTTCACCATATAAGCCATCAGGTTCAAAAACCTTTTCCATTAAACGCAGTTGACTAAGAGCTTGCCGACCATCTTTTAACTCTGTTCTCCATCCCAATATTTCCCTAGGTGTATAAGTAACCCAATAAGGACGACCTGCTTGTCCTGATGCTGGTGCATCCACTAAAACACCACAATGTCCATAACGAATCATTTTCCTTGCAGTCTCATATGTCCACACATTCAGATCATTACCTTGTAAGTCAACATCAAAAAGCTGCTCTCGGATAGTATCCGCTACATCATTTAGTCTTACTGGCTTCCTTGTTAACATTCCTGCCAACATTCTCTCCAATCTGACGTAAAAAGGCGGAGCAACAGACCGAGCTAAACGATTGTCATAGCTATCATCCTGCTCCCTTGGTTCTTGGGGTAAATATCTTCGGTGCTTTGTACGCATTTCAAAAGTACCACCTAACAAATCCTCTATTAATATCCAGTGAGGCTCTTGTCCATACCACGCAGAGGAAGGGTCATGAACTTCTGTCCCTAATCCTGACTTTTCCCTGTCGTAATAATTGAAGCCGCTATACACTTTAAAATTCCTCAGATCATGTAAACAGTTTAATCTTAATAAAGTCTAATGCCTGTTCCTCTTCCCGCTCTTGCATATAACGGATTAAATTCACGAAAAATGAGATAGCCTATCGCATCATTCATGTGATCGTACCCAGATTCCTTATCTGGATCACCCCTTTCTGTATAACTTTGAAGTTCAAGACATTCAATTAAGCGTTTGCAATGGGAAGAAATCGCCAAGCGAACGGATCCTTTTCCATTTTCAAGCAAAGCCTGTACAGCCGAGACTCGATCACGTATTGGGGGGTTCGCTCTGGGGCTTTGGTTTGAGAATCCATAAGTTTCGAGTATGGATATATCGGTCTGCGTTGCATTGGTTGAACGATTGCCTCCTGATGAGTCTGGGTAAACAAAAATCCGCCTATTTGGGTAACGGCGGATTATTTCTTGTGCAAGAGCATCTGTATCATGTGCTCCTGATATTTCATCTATTATTACTAACTTTTCACCTGTTCGCACCCCAATCACTGCTGACATGTTGGAAATATTAAAGTCAATTCCAATTCTTAAAGGTTCGTTTTCAAAGTCAGGGATTTCATTGGTTACATGAACTTCACGATTGAAACGATCATACACTTGACCTGTTGTTAAATTTGTAAACTCTCCATTGAGATAAGCCTGTAACAAACTTGGGTCATAATTTGCTTTTAACCTTTCAATGAAATCCTCTGGTAAGTGAGGATTGTCTTCTGTTTTCATTTTAATTAAGCGTCTATCTTTTCTTTTTTGAGCATCATCACTACCAAAGGTTTGCCACATCCAACGAAAACCTTCTGGTGTGGAAGCGGCTGCAAATTGCCTGATATTCCCCGCCCTTAAACGACCTAATATTTTAGGAAAAGCTCTTGAAGCAATTACAGGGGTCACCGTATCAATTTCATCTGTTAAAACAAAGGCCAAATTAAGTCCAATGATTCTTGACCAATTTTCAAAAGAGCGACAAAGAATTTTAGTATCTCCTTTAGGTAAGTGCAGAATGTATTCAGGCAGTGGAGAGGACCTAAAAGTGTATGGGATTTCATAGTGCTCTAAAAAATTATCAAAATCAGTCATCCAAATATCTCTAATCAATGGGCCTGTTGGTTCCATAACACAACCTATAAAGCCCTGATTTGCTATTGCAAGATTTACTGTTTTTGCACAAAGAGCCCTTGTCTTCCCTGCTCCATAACCAGCAGATAGCCCAATTATTTCAGTATTTACATCATCAACAAAATCCAACTGTCCCGGGTGAAGATCCTTTTTAATTCTTTGAAGGATTTGCTCTAAATCCAGACTGTCAACTTGATCTCCAGCTTTAGTGAGAACACAGCCTGATGGAATGTTGTCATAAAT